AAAGATTACATAATTAAAAGAAAACTTATGCTGTTTGTGCATGGGATAACTGTAAAAGAGGTGAGTAATGCAATATATTGATGACAAAATTGCAAAAGAATCTGAACTGTTTGCATTAAAAATGAAAGTGTTGTTAAAAATGAAATCAACGGATTGGAAAAACATAGCGCGAGGAGATACTGTTATTTATACGCATAATTTAGAAAAATTTTGCCTTAAGCTTCCTAGCGAAACATTTAAGTCAAGTTTTTTTAGATTTAAAAAGGGCGAGATAATTTTAACAGATGGCAGAGGGACGTTTGAAAAAGAATTTGTTTTGCTTGAAAAAGATTATAACGAATTAATTTTAGGAGTTAAAGATGAAGAGTGATATTGAAGTTATTAAAAGAGACGTAAATGACATTGAAAGCGCGATTAGATTAAATAGTGACTGGTTTATTTACTACAATGACGAGTGTATCGCATACTTAAAGGTTATTCGTATGCACAAAAAACATTTAAAAATAGCAAAAAACGCTCTTGAACGTGAGAAACGACTAGAGCGGTTGGTTAATTTTTGCAATACGGGAAAATTTACCCAGTAAATAATTCTCTTATGGGTAAGCTTAGTGGTAAATTTTAGGCAATAAAAAACCCAGTTTTTTAGGCTGGGTTTTTTAGCGGGGAGTCGCTATTTTTGCTAAAGATTTTTCCGGGCTCCTGCTCGAAAAATCAGCAAAAAAATACGCGACCGCTAATGCCTGCGGCGGCCCCGATTCGTCCTCGTCATCTCGTTTCAACCCAACAAGGGGTTGAAACATAGATTCCAAATGACTTGACGGTGTTTCGTGATGTCTTGCAGGTTGACTCCGTTTCACTGCGTCAACCCGCCCGACACTACACCTATCGGGGACTAAAACAGAGGCGTGCCTCTGAACTGTTTGGGTTTAAAGGGCTTTCCGCCCCGCCACCCATTGAATTGACATACCGACAGCCCTGCGGGCTGTCGGGCGAGTATGGTCTTAATCCACACCTTCGCGGTGCGAGCACCGCGAAATAACTTTAAAACACCACCGCACATCATGTGTGGTGCGTGTGCATGTACGCTTATTTTTTTCATTTTATCTCTCCATAAATGGCTCAGGACAATCCCAAACCGTGAATATAGTTTAATATTTTAAACTGTATGTGTCAATATACTTTTACAAATAAATACAAAAAAATTCAGTTTATTTACATAAACACTACATGTAGTACAATAAATAAAAAATTATCAATATATAGGATTATTTATGGCTGTTACAGTTTGCATTAAAAAAGACGATCAGGGTGCGTTTAGCGTATATAAAGAGCAGGACGATGAGTCAAACGGTGAGACGATGCCGAAAAGCATGAGCGCATCACAACAAAGCGAAGAAAATCAAGAGCAAGCAGGCGCACAACAAGCACCTGATTTAAAAAGTGCGTTAATAATTGCAGCAAAATTATTAAGTGTGCAAGACGATCAGCAGCAGCAAAGTATGTTTGATCAGGGCTTAGCTAAAACACTGCCTGTGAGGAGGTAGTAATGGATACTATAATGTATGCGGGGGCGTCCGTAGTTGATCTAAGCGGCGCAATAACAACGGGCGGCACAGCACAGGCTTTGGTCGGTGCAAATCCATCAAGACGCGGATTTAAAGTATTTAACGCATCAAATGGCGATTTGTGGATTAATGATTTCGGCGCAACGGCTGTAGCAGCGTCACCAAGCGAACGTATACCATCAGGAGCGACTTACGCAAGCGAGATAGGCGGGGCAACAATAAAAGCCATATCAATTATTGGTGCAACAACTGGGCAGGCTTTTACAGCGAGAGAGTGGTAATGATTACTAACGCACAGACATTAGGTTTAATAGCCCGCACGGGCACTACAGTTTTAATAAAAATTTATGGCTAAAAAAGTTTCCGAAGAAGTTTGGAAAGAAATAATAAGGCTTAGATTAGTTGATGATATTCCAATTCGCGAGCTGGCTAAACGGTTTGGTGTCCCGTCTAGTACGATTCATTCTCGCACAAAAACGGGCCAAATTGAGCAAGTAAAAACACTTGCTAATCAAATCGTTGATATATCACAACAATATCACTCGATGGACGATTTCGGACAAAAGCTAACATCAAACTTAGCTGCCAAATTAAACAATATTTCTTGTTTGGCCGCAGACGTTGCCGAGGCGGAGGCGCTAAATGCTCGTAAACTTTCGGCCATAAAATCGACTCAAATTTTAAATTTAGATGTTGAGTCACCTGATTTAAATACGATAGCTTTAATTAAGGTTTTAGGCGAAACAGTTAATGATGCAATGAAGCCTGCGCAAAATTTAATGGCTGCTAACAAAGCTTTTATCGACAAAGTAAATTCTGAAGAATCAGTAGCAAAACAACACACTCGCATTGAGCGCATAATTGTGTCAGCAAAAAATGCCGTCACTTAACATTCCAACGGCTGAAGTTTTTGAGCCTCTATTGTATCAGGCTAGATACAAAGGCGCATGGGGAGGACGCGGCTCAGGAAAATCACATTTTTTTGCGGAAGCCATGGTTGAAGCGCACTACATGGATCGAGGGGAATCGTCTGTTTGCATCCGGGAAGTGCAAAAGTCAATTGCTAAGTCGTCAAAAGCATTAATTGAACATAAATTAAAAACATTAAAACTGGGCGAATCAAAAGGGTTTAAGGTTTACAATGAAGTGATCAAAACGCCAGGCGATGGCGCAATAATTTTTCAGGGTATGCAAGACCACACTAGCGAGTCTATAAAATCGTTGTTTGGTATTAAGCGCGCGTGGGTTGAAGAAGCGCAAAATCTAAGCCCAAGCTCATTGCAACTATTAAAACCCACAATCAGGGAAAAGGACTCAGAACTGTGGTTTAGTTGGAACGCGAGACGAAAGACTGACCCAGTTGATATTATGCTTCGCGGCCCTGAAATACCGACAAGTGCAGTTGTTGTTAAAGCTAACTACAACAATAACCCGTGGTTTCCTGCCGATTTAGAGCAGGAGAGGCTGGATGATATGCGCATAAACCCAGACCAATACCCGCATATCTGGGAGGGCGAATATCTAAGTGTGATGGTTGGGGCGTACTATGCTAAACAGCTAACGCAAGCAAAAGCGCAAAAAAGATTGACAAGAGTGCCAATTGACCCACTAATGACCCTGTATGCTTTTTGGGACATTGGTGGCACAGGCGCAAAAGCTGACGCGGTTGCAATTTGGATTGTGCAATTCATCGGCATGGACATTAGACTAGTAGATTATTATGAATCGGTCGGGCAAGATTTAAGCACGCATCTAAATTGGCTTAGATCAAACGGCTATGAATCTGTATTGTGCTGGTTGCCGCACGACGGAGAACAACACAGCAGAACGGAATCAATAACTTACGAAGGTTCTATAAAAAAAGCGGGATTCAAAACCCGCATACTTAAGAATCAGGGCGCAGGTGCGGCAATGCAAAGGATTGAAGCAAGCAGACGAATGTTCCCGGCTATGTATTTTGATGCTGTGAAATGTGACGCTGGAATTGAGGCAATTGGCTGGTACCATGAAAAAAAGGACGACGCTAGAAATATTGGATTAGGCCCAGCACACGATTGGTCAAGCCACGGTGCAGACGCTTTCGGAATGATATCAGTTTGCTATGAACAAATTCAGCGTGAAAAATTACGTAACAGAGATGAAATAGTTGTACCACGATACAAACAATACGACAATGGAATCATGTGATTAGCATTTGAAACTAATTGCAACAACAAATAAAGGTTAGCAATGTACGAAAATCAACCACACCCGCAAGAAAATATTCAGCCGCCCAACGATTTTAATAAGGTCAGCGAGGATGACCGCATTGCAAAACTAAAATCTTTTGCAGGCAAACTAAAGCAAAAACGCATTGAAGCGCAGGATGGTCGCAGGCAATCAGGCATTGAGGATAGGTGGGCGGAAGATGATGATCACTACAACGGCATTGATAATGCTAATCGTAAGGAGATGATGCTCAAGTCACCTAGCGTTGCAGGTAGTCCGTACTATCTAAAACCTGTTACTGATGACCAAGTTAGATCAACCGTATTTGTAAACATCACTGCTCCGTATGTTGATATGGCATCTAGTCGAGTGGCGGATTTGCTATTACCAACCGATGACAAACCGTTTTCTATCAAGCCCACGCCTATTCCAGAGATTGACGCGTCTACTGAAGATCAAGATTTAATGCCTGATGGCAAAGTAACAGTCGGGCAGGCAGCCAACGCATTTGTAAAAGAGATGCAGGACAAGGCTGATAAAGCCGAGACACAAATATGGGACTGGCTTGTTAAATCAAATTGGCATACTGAAGCGCGAAAAGTTATAGAGCAGGCGGCGAGGCTTGGATCTGGGTGTGTAAAAGGGCCGTTTCCTGATCTTGTCAAAAAAAGAAAGGTCACGCGCAAAGATGGGGCGATTGTTGTTGAAATTATTGAAGAGATTAAGCCTAAATCAAAATGGATTGACGTAAGAAATCTGTACCCAGACCCGGCGTGTGGAAATAATATTCATAATGGCTCCTATATTTTTGAAAAAGAAGAAATTAGCTCACGTCAGCTTAGAGATCTTAAAGACTTGCCTGGCTACATAAAAAGCGAAATAGATGAATTATTGAAAGAAGGTCCGGGGCGAAAATATGTAGATACCAAGGGCGAACTAAAAGACCAAGATAAATTTGAAATCTGGTACTACTACGGCGAAGCAGAAACAGAAGACTTGCGCGCAGCTGGAATGGATGCTCAAGAGGGCGATGAATTACCTGTTATTGTTGCAATGATAAATGACCGCGTAATTAAGGCAAGCTTATCTGTATTTGACACAGGCTCATTTCCGTTTGACGTCATGGTTTGGCAACGATCAACAGATCATTGGGCAGGTCAGGGCGTTGCTAGGCAGATTAGGACGGCTCAACGCATTGTAAATGCCGCAACTCGATCTATGTTAGACAATGCTGGCGTGGCTGCTGGACCGCAAATTATCATCAGAAAAGGTGCGGTGCGTCCTGCGGATGGCGAGTGGTCTGTAACGCCGATGAAAATATGGACTGTTGACGAAGACGCAGATGTGACGGATGTAGCTCACGCAATACAAGCTATCACTATCCCAACGATGCAGGCTGAGCTCGAAAACATAATTAAGTACGGCTTTGAGTTGGCTGAAAAATCCACCAATATGCCCCTACTAATTCAAGGAAATCAAGGTAATTCGACTGAAACAGTGGGTGGAATGACCATTCTTGACCGCAACGCCTCATCTGTTTTAAAGCGCATTGCTAAGATTTGTGATGATGATTTAATTGAGCCGCACATCCAGAGATATTACGAGTGGCTGTTAATTTACGGCGAAGATGATTCATGTAAAGGCGACTTTAGTATTATATCCATTGGCTCGTCATCGTTCTTGCAACGTGACGCGGAAAATCAAGCAATTATGGCGCTGCTTCAATTCTCTGGAAATCAAACGTTTCATCTTGACCCAGATAAGCTGATTATTGAAGTGCTGAAAATGAATAGAATCAGTCCTGATTTAGTTAGATACACAGACGATCAAATCACTCAAATGACACAAGTTGCACAACAAAATCCACCAAAAGACCCAAAAATAGAGGGTATGATGGAAGTTGAGAAGCTAAGGCAGCAAGGTGGAATGCAAAAAGAACAGCTTAAATTGCAAATAGATCAATCTGAAATGCAGATTAAAGCTAAAAACGAACAAGATCAAATTGCGCTAAAAATACACTTGTCTGAATTAGAGATGCGACACGAAAAAGAAATGAAGCAAATGGAATTGAACTTAGAAATGATGAAACTAAGTCAAGCGCAGAACATTAGTCTTGACACAATCAAGTCACAATTAGCGCAGACAACGATGAAACTTAAAACTCAAAAAGAACTATCAATGCAGGCGGATTTAACAGCGGCAAGTCATCAAGGCCGAGATCATGCTCATGAAATAAATAAACAGATAATGACGCCACCAGTTGAACCGCAAGGAAGAGCTGAAGATGGACATGCTTTTGAGCAGTAATTGACTACAATATAATAAATATGATATTGTCAACAAAAATTAACCTTTATTTTTAATAATGTTATTAACTCAGATTGAAAAAGATTCACTTTTGTGGAAAAAACTAGACGGCCATTTAAATGACTTGCTAGAAAGAGACAGAAGAGGTCTTGAAAAAATGACTAATGATGCAGAAAAAACAGCTTGCTTACGCGGGCGCATTAAAGTGCTAAGAGAATTAATTTCTCTTAGTTTGGCCTCTGAAGAGACTAATACTAGATAACCAAAGGGCTATCAATAATGACTGACATTTATGAATCAAATAGCAATTTTAACGATGACGTTGAAGATCAAGAGCTTTTAAAGCCGTCCGAGGAAGAGCTAGAAAAAGAATATTTTGAAAGCGGCGTTGCTGAAACGCTTGGCAATAATGAAGATATTGCAAGCGAAGAAAAAAGCAAAGTTGAATCAGCTTTTGGAATAAGCCAGAATGACTGGGAAGAGATAAAACAAAAAGCATCTTTGTATGATGATTTAGAAAAGCGACTAACAAAAACTCATGACACGGCTTTTGGAAAGATCGGGACGCTAGAGCAAAAATTACGAGAGCTTGAAGCGTTAAAGCAAACGGCATCGGCACCAATTACTAAAGATGTATTTAAGAATACAGCCGAATATTTTGGTGATGATGATTTTGCTGAAAAACTAGCGCAAGATTTAGCAGGGCTAAACCTAGGCGGTCAAAACGGTAATAATGAATTAACTGCGTTTGAATTAACTGCGTTAAGAGAGCAGTTTGTTCAGCATCAGCAGGCCACCGAAGAAAAGCTATTAACAATAGCTCATCCTGATTGGCGCGACTCGGTAAATAAGCCAGAGTTTGCTAATGAATGGTACGCTTCATTAAATGACAAAGGGAAAGCCTCGGTTGAAAGAATGAAGAATACTTGGGATGGATTAGAAATGTCTAAAATTGTTACTGCATTTAAGCTTTGGGAAGCAAAGAAAGCAGAAGCTGAGACAAAAAAACAAGAAAGATTGTTAGCGGCTGTTCCAGCTAAGAATGCTGGGATGACTCAAAGAACATCTACGCTTGAAGTTGAAGACGCTTTTACCGCAGGCTTAAACTCTGTAACAAAGGCAAGAAGAATTTAATAAACACTCAGACTGGCTATTTGAAAGCCAGTTTGTAACATTTTGATAGTTGGTTCGCTGACTGTCTTGGTATATGTATAAAAGGATAAAAGATTATGGCTATTCAATATTATGATACGAGTCCTTCTCGTATTGGTAAAATGGCTGGTGAAATTATGGGGCACGCTCAAGCGACCGAAGTTTTAACACCGGCCATTGATCAAAAAGAAATGCCTAAGAATAAAAGTGACACTATCATTTTTCGTTCTTGGGTTCCTTACGGCGGTACAGTTTCAAACCCTAATACATTTTTTGCGGGCACTAACTCGCAAGGCGTGCAATTGTCGGGTGATAACTTTGCATCATCTCATATTACGCAAGAAGGCGTGACCCCTGCGGCTGACACTATTGTTCCCCGTGATGTTACGATGATATTAAATCAGTACATGGCACTTTATGCGCTAACTGATAAAGACTTCGACATCTACGAAGATAATATTCCCGAGGCCATGAAAGAGCAGACGGGCGAACGCATGGGCTTAGTGCGTGAAATGGCTATTTACGGTCAAATGAAAAACAGTACTAACCGTTTTTATGCTGGTTTATCAGGTGCAACAATAGCAACAACTCGTGCAAACGTAAATTTACCTATTCAAGAAAGATGGGTTTCTAAAATTGCGCGATCTTTGTTAGCCAATCACGCTAAGCAAATCACTAAAATATTATCGCCCTCTACTAGCTTTGGCACTACACCCGTTGAAGCAGCTTATGTATGTTATGTACATACTGACGCTGAATACGATATCCGTAGATTGCCGGGCTTTAGAGAGGTTGCTGCTTACGGCACGCGCACACCAATATCTGATTATGAGCTAGGTACTTGGCAGCGTATTCGATTCATTGTTTCCCCCGAATTACAGCCTATTTATGCAGGCGGTGGCGCAGTTGGAACAACTGGCTTGCAATCTGCTGGAGGCTCTAACATAGACATCTATCCTTTTATTTTCTTGTCTAAACAAGCATTTGCACAAGTATCATTAAGAGGTGCTGCGGCTATTGATCCTATCTATTTACCCCCAGGCCAAAAAGATAAGAACGATCCAGGCGGTCAGCGTGGTTATATTGGGGCCAAGTTTTGGCATACTTGCGGCGTGTTAAATCAAGGCTGGATTGCTGTGTTAGAAGCTGGTGTAACTGGCCTTTAATCATTATTGCACAAGGAAGTGCATTATTTAGGAGATAACACATGGCATCATTAGCAACACCATTAACCCCACAGCAATCGCTTAATAACATTTTAAATAAGTTATCAAACAAAAATGATGGTAAAGCGCTAGCTTTATTATTTAGGTCTTTATATACAGACTTATCGACAATGGAAGCCAACCATAATGCTTTACTTGCAAAACTTGACGCAATAGCAACTGCGGCGGGCGGGTCAGCTATTACGGGCACGGCGTTTACAGGAATCTATCGAAATACTTATGGCTCAGATAGCCCTTTAAGCTTTGGCATTAACTTTACTGCGGCATTATCGGCGGCAACATCAGGCACATTAACAAGTAACTGGCTATTGGCAACAGGTACATACAGTTTGTACTTAAGTAACGGTAATACGGTTTCTGCAACATTTACTAACGCAAGTACATCAGTCACATGGTCAGGCGCTCAAACTGCTAACGCGGCGGCAAGTGTATCTAATGGCGCAACATTAACAGCAGTACCCATTACAGGTACTAATCTATTTACACACTAGGGGGATTATCATGGCTCAACCATCAGATATTTATGGTTTAGATTTAAACTTTCCAACAACCACAGTAACGGCAACATCAGGGGCTGCAACTGTAACATTTACAGCTATTGCAACGGGTAGTGTTCCAACAGCTTCAAACAATGGCTATGTTAAAACTATAACAGCAGGCGCTAAAACACCTATTTATATTAATAGTGCCGGCGCAACATTAGTTAGCGCAGGAACGCCAGCTCCTATATTAGCTTCGGGTAGTTTTACAACCGTAATTAATGCCGTAACTTCATCAGTTAACTATGGTCAAGCGGCAGTAGTTGTGCTTGCAATGGCTAACTTGGCGACAGTTAATGGCGTTGCTAATACATCCGTTCCGTTCAATGCGACAGGAACGGTGGGTATCGTAGCGATTGTGGGGTCACCTGCTTATCTTGACCTTAATGGTAATTTATTAGGCGCAGAAAACTTGGTTGGTCAAAACGGCGGGAATGGCGTATTGGTGTTTCCATCTATTCCTGACAATGTTACCCCAGTCGCTTATTTCACGGTTAAAAACGCGGCGGGTTCGGCAACTTCAGTGTTTACTTTTGGCACAACTGCATGGGATGCTTCAGGTATCACTACTACAGTTTACCCATTAGCTGGATTACCAGCACGCCCTAATTTAGTAATTTAATATTAAACGGCTATATCATGTAGCCGTTGATTATTTTGGAGTAATACTATGCGACAAAAAGCAGTTAGCACCGAAGAATTTAACACCAACACCACGCAAGAAATTGAAATACCAATGACTGAAGAAATTTATCGCGGTGATGAAATGTTCAACGATAAGTTTGAAGTGGTACAAGAAGCTGAATTTAAAGATTTTCATGAAACTGAAAAGTTTATGAAAGATATTTTAACAGTAGAGCTTCCTATTTCAGATAGCAAGCAAAGCCAATTTGTGCAAGTTTATGTACAAGGCGTTCCCCAGCTATTTCAGCGCGGGGCAAAACAAAAAGTTAAGCGTATGTTTGTTGAGGCGCTTGCAAGAGCAAGGCCATACACTATTCAAACACCTGAATACATTGATGCCAATGGCGACAAAGCCACAAAGATTGTAAAAACATGGTCACTTGCTGATGCGTTTCATGTGCTTCATGACCCTGCGGGTGATAAAGGGTTTAGATGGCTTGAAAATATTTTAATGCAAGCTTCATAGTTACCAATGAATTTTTTACAGCTAGTGCAGCAATTGCGCCTTGAAGCAGGCATAGCTGGAACAGGTCCGGATACTGTCATCAATCAATCTGGTGAGCTAGGTAGATTGGTTTCATGGACGGCATTAGCTTATGAAGATATTCAAAATAAAAATCTTGAATGGCGGTTTCATCGGTTTGGGTTTCAGCTGATATTAATCAATAGCATTAATGTTTACCCAAGAACAGCTAGTACATTAATTTTAAACGGTGGTGATGTAAAAAACTTTAGGCGTAACAGCTTAAGAATTTATACAGACACAGTTAGATTTAGTGATGAATTGTGGCTGCCTAATCGCGACTGGGATTTATTCAGAGATAACCGATTAAGAGGCGCAAGCAGTTTGCAAACAGGTAGGCCAATAGAATTTACTTTAACACCGTCAAAAGAGATTCAGGTATGGCCTACGCCTGATAACTCAGTTCAGTATTATGTGCGCGGTGAATACTATCAAAAGCCACATGTTATGGTTAATGATACAGACGAACCGATTTTTGACACAAATCACATGGCCATTGTGTATAACGCACTTATGCGATATGCAGACTACGTAAGCGAACCCGCTTTATTTGCATTTGGACAGCAACAATACGGTAGATTAATAGGCAAACTTGAAGCTGATTGGTCTGAACAAATTACTCATGGCGGTGCGCTTGCGTGAAAATAAAAAGACTGCCGATTAATCCACATAAGTCGGATTTTATTAATTTTACGGGCGGCCTAGATATTACGTCCCCACAGATCACAATTCCAACAGGATTTTGCAGAAGAGCGCAGAATTTTGAAGAAGATGTTCTGGGTGGTTATGCAACAATCACAGGGTACGAAAGGTTTAATGGCTCAGAGAAAACGCCGTCATCATCGGCATTTTACTATTTAAATTACACGGGAAACGCATCAAGCCTTGTTGCTGGCAATCCAATATCGTCAACAAACCCTAGTTACGCTTATTTATTATATGTAACGCCAACACAATTAATTGTGACCGACATTGTTGGAGATTGGTTAGATGATTACATTATCAATACTGATATCCATATAACTGATGGCGCTTTTATTGGCTCGGCAATAGACAGCTCAACAAGTTACTATCAATCTCTTGCTTCAGATTATTATCGACAAATAATTTCTGAAGTTGGTGGTGGACTTAGTATTGTCACAAGATCTGGATTAATGACGCCTATTGTTGTAAGCAGTAATGTAATAACAGTAAAGCTAGCTGATGGTTCATTTGTAAATGCTTCTGTAGTATCTGTTTTATTACGCTCTGGATCATCAGTATTATTACGCTCTGGATCAATGACGCCTATTGTCGTAAGCAGTAATGCAACAACAGTAAAGCTAGCTGATGGTTCATTTGTAAATGCTTCTGTAGTATCTGTTTTATTACGCTCTGGATCATCAGTATTATTACGCTCTGGATCAGTATTAATTCCAATTGCGGTATGTTCTGGGCCAGTTCTTGGGGTTTTTTACTATAAAGGCATTGTATATGCTTTTCGTAATTTATTAGATGGCGGTGTCGGTTTATTTGCATCATCAAACAATGGGTGGCTGCCTGTAAATTTAGGAATTGAAGTAGCTTATTCAAGCGGAAGTGGAGCACAGCCAGCAATAGGTGGCACTATTGCAAAAGGCACAGCAAATGGGATATTAAGAGCTATAACGGTCGAGTCTGGTACTTTTTCCGTAGGAACAGCGCAAGGACGACTAATATTCTGGTCTGTAAATAATACATTTACAGCAGGCGCATTTACGGCAGGGATAACGGCTACTTGTGCTGGTCAATCAGATATATCAATACCTAACCAAAATGGCAGATATGAATTATATATTGACAACTTTTTTGGCGGCGCAACTACATCTAAAGTTTATGGAGTCGATGGCAAAAATTATGGCTTTGAATTTGACGGGGCAACTTTTGTGCAAATTCATACAGGGTCATTATACGATACGCCTCAGCATGTAACCATTCATCAAAAATACTTGGTGTACTCTTATTCTTGCTCGCTTCAAATTAGCGCAATTGGAGATCCTTATAATTGGCAAGCTATTAATCAAGCGGTTGAGCTGGGTGTTGGCGATGAAATTACTAGTTTAGTTAGGCAGCCAGGCAACGAAACATCTCCGTCATTAGCGATATATTGCCGAAATCACACTTATATGCTGTATGGCAATTCTAATTCCACATGGCAACTAATAAGCTTTAATGATTCTGCGGGCGCAATTGCGTATTCGCCGCAAAATATAAACGGGCGTGTTTTTGTTTACGATGATCGGGGCATAACCAACTTAAACACAACATTAAATTATGGTAACTTTACTGAAGCAACAATTAGCCAGCGCGTAAAAACCCTACTAGCAAACAAGCGCAACTCATTTGTTGACTCTCATGCACTAAGAGATAAGCAGCAGTACAGAATGTTTTTTAATGACGGCTCTGGAATTTACCTGACACTAAGTGAGAAAGTTAATTCTTTTATGCCTGTGCAGTTTACCGACATAATGACATGCTCGGTTTCTTCTGAAATTTATGGCGGCGGCCCTGATATTGTATTTATGGGGACATACAATGGCTATGTTATGCAAATGGAAAAAGGCACTAGTTTTGATGGGCAGCCAATTACTGCGTTTATTGATCTAGTCTTTAATAATACACAATCATACCGAATGTTAAAACGCTACCGTAGACTTACATTTGAAATGGTTGGTAATGGCTACGCTGAATACAATACAAATTACGACTTAAATTACGCATCAACCGACTATGCTCAAGAACTTGATTCTATTAACAAGGTAAATATAGGGTCATTTAATTGGGATAGCGGTATCAGGTGGGACTCAAACGCAATATGGGACGGCGCGCCAGTAACAAATACCACAATGGCAATAGATGGTGACGGAATGAATATATCATTAAAGATATCATCATCTAGCAATTCTTTTGCATCAATAAAATTTAGCGGCGCACTACTTGAGTATTCGCCGCAACGTATGCTTCGATAAGAGATAATTAATATGACATCAAAATATCCACTGGTACTATCAGGTACACAAATAGAAGAATTGCAGGCTGGTGATAATTTGCCATCTTCGCTAATAGCATTTAACAATGGATTTAGCGACGGAGTGACTCGTCAATTAGTTTTAAAACTAAACGAGGAGGTATCTGTTAAAGATTTTGGTGCAGTTGGTGACGGTGTTACTGATGATACAAGCGCCTTTATTAGCGCGATAAATGCGAGTCCGTCAAATGGTGGATCGATAAAAGTACCTGATGGCAATTATGTATTATCGTCGAACTTAGGGTCTTATTATCACGGGATTAAATCTATTGTGTGGGATATATCCCCTAGTGCTACTTTTACGGGAGCAGGAACAGGTTATGGTATTAATTTTTTCCCAAACATGGGGACAAACGGAGGGCAAATAGCGGTTGGCCCTTATATTTATAGTTGTTCTTCTACCGCTAGCCCATATGATTCTGTAGGTAATTACTATGGTGGCATAGCTGCCTTATCAGTCGAAATGGAGCAACCTAATGGTTATGTCGGTCAGTCTGTTGGTATTTACGCGGGAGCGAGCGGATCTGGGTCTAATGTAAATTCAAATGTTTGGGCGGCTAATTTTCTACTTACAGCAAAGCCAACGGCTGGAGGTGAATATCAAGGCATCGAAATGGATGTTAATAGCTATAGTACATCCGCTGTAGTAAGAGGGATAGTTATTACAGGGGTGGGTACTACCCAGCCCGATTCAGCACTCTATATATCTAGATCTCCTACAAGTGAAACAAACACAAATTGGAGGTACGGAATAGTTATTAGAAATTCGGATGTGGGAATTCTATACGGAAGCGGGAGTGTTGCCGCAAGTTCTGTTTTATCTGCCCAACAAAATTCCGCTAGCACGGACACTTTATTTTTACAGGCAAATACATCCCCAGCCGCATCCAGTTATTTTTTACGATGCGTAAATTCAACAAACAGCAGTAATTTATTTAAACTTGACACACTTGGCGGAGTAACTGCGACAAGTGTTACATCTGGTGGAAACATTATGGGGGCAAACATTAGAGCATCAAATGCCGCAAGTGGCATTGCATCTACATTAACCCTAGGAAATACTGTAACAACTTCGGTGGGGGTGGCAGGAGGTGCTTCTTCTTTACCAGCTACGCCCCTCGGCTATTTGATAGCGTATTTCGGTACTACACAAATAAAAATCCCTTATTACAACTAGGATAAATTATGCAATATAAATTTACTTTCTCTCAGGAGCAACTTATCGTTATTAATCAAGCGTTGCAAGAGTTGCCATTTAAAATTGCCGCTCCGATGTTTGATTATATTAATGCTCAAATTAAGTATCAAGAAGAATCTAATTTAGCTAACTTAGAAGCCGAAAAAATAGAAATAAATAACTTATGAAAGGGCGAGGCAATGCGTGACAACACAAACAGTTATAAATTAAACCAGTGAAACATTAATGACTATAATTGCTTATCCTACATACGGAATAAATTAAATGAAAAAAATTATATTACTATTTTTGCTATCATTTTCAGCTTTTGCTGCTGACTGGTATCAGCCGTCCGGCAATCCTACGCCAGGATCTTCGATGTCTTCAAGCGTACTAAGGTCTGAATACTCATTAATTGGCAGTTCGTTTTCAAAGATGCCAATATTAACTGGCAATAACAAATTATTAATAGGCGTTAATGCGTCTGGAACGGGGCTACAAGCGTTTTCAAATTCTGATGTACTATCTAATATTGGCGCGGCAACATCGAGCGGTGTTAGTTCTGCAATATCTGCGGCATTTAATGCACCACCTGCATTAGGTCTTGTTACTCCTAACGCTGTTTATGGCACAACAATAAATGCCTCAACTCGGTTTGCGGGTGCCGGCACTGGTCTAACAGGAACAGCAGCAGCTTTATCTATCGGTGGAAATGCGGCAACGGCAACTAACGCGACAAATGCTACCAATTTAACAGGAACAATAGGTTCAAGCGTAGTAGGAGTTACACAACCAACTAGTGATATTTCTACAAAAATTGCAACAACGGCTTTTGTAGATAATAAAGGCCAAGCGTTTGTGCTAGGGTTAGGGCAAAACTATGTCTCCTATGCAATTGGAGCGGGCGCGTGGTCTACCTACAGGAAAAATTCTGTAACGTACTATAATACCGTTGATGGCACTATAAGCGGTGCAGATAATAAACCAATTATGCTATATCTTGGCACATCCGCAGGTACTGGTTCTGGTGTGCAAATAAATGTCACTATAAATGGAGTTTCTTTTGTTATTGCTAATGATGCTAATTCAGGCGGGCAAGAAATAACTTTCGGCAGTGTACTAGTGCCTTCTGGGGCTTCTTATTTATCAACAGTAAGTGGCGGCGGTGGGGCTACTACTTTTTCACAATGGGTTGAATTAAGGTAACTATCATGCCATCACCACAAACACTAACAGACTGGTATCAAGCAGGCCAAAATAACGGATTATTAACATCAGGTGGCTCGGCGCCAAATCCTGTTAACGCGGTTCCGGTAACAGGCGCGTCCGCACCATTAGCACCAAATGTTGTTACAGGAAATAATGCTTCTAATACGGTCAGCGCAAATCCAGCCCCAGTTAATAATAATGTAACCACGCCGTCAACCTACAAGGGATTGCTTGATTCTAATGTTCAGTTGGGTGACGCATCCAAATGGAATGTTACACCCGATCAAACTGCATCGGGTCAATTAAGCGGTATATTGGCAAGCGGCTCTCCATTGATGCAATTAGCTAAATCAACGGGCGAATCAAGCGCAAATCAGCGAGGCTTGTTAAATTCAAGCATTTCTGCGGGAGCGGCTCAAAATGCCATGATTGCAAATGCCACGCCGATTGCTGAACAAAATGCCGCGACATATTCTAATGCAGCATCGGCAAATCAAAATGCAGAAAACGCATTTAAAACAACTAATGCGGCTAATACGTTTAATGCACAGCAAAATGCTTACAATCAAAATATAGCGACTGCTAACCAGCAATCCAGTCAGCAGTCGCAACAACAACAATCTTTACAATCACAAATAGGCGGGATGAATCAGCAATTGAATAATGATATTGCTACCATTCAGACAAATCCTAATATGAACCAGCAAGCCAAACAATATTCCATTGCACAGCTTCAGGACGCCTACAAATCACAAATAACAATGTTATCAGCGGTCGGCACAGTGCCTGATGTATCAACATTGTTAAAGCCAATTCAAGGTACTGAAAACGCTCAAGCACCTGACCCTAATGCTGTGTTTGGGCCACAACCAGCAGCGCAACCAAGATCTGGGTCGGTGATCTGCACTTACTACCACTTCATTGGTTTTATGGGTGATGAAACTTTTGCATTAGATAAAAAATACGGTGCTATGGTTTTATTAGCTAAACCAGAACTAAGCGAATGGTATTTGTCATGGGCTATTGGCGCGGTAGAGATATTAAAAAATAATCCTAAACTGACCTTCGCTTTATGGCCTATTGTAAATGAATGGTCAAAAGAAATGGCGCACCAAATGGGTGGCAATAATAAAGGTAGCCTGGTAGGTAAATCTATCATGCTAATAGGTAATGTGTGTTGCAGTATAATGAGCGCTTTAAAACCTAAAGAGAAAACATTATGTCAGCAATAGAGGTTATTAAGCATAGTTTTTACGGCGGTGTTTATTGTAAAACCATGATTATTCAAGAGGGAAGCGAAGTTGAAACACACAAGCATAACTATGACCACTTAAGTATTCTATCTCAAGGTGTTGTGGCGGTTGAATGTGACGGCGTTACTAGCATTCATACAGCGCCAGACACTATTGAAATTAAGGCAAACGCAACGCACAAGGTTACACCAATAGAAGGTTATGGTCCTGTTATATGGCAATGTATTCACGCAACCAATGAGACAGGTGTCAACAATATTGATGATGTATTGATTAAACCAATTGAACGCATGAAGCGCTTACCGCTTGTTTTAAATGTGCAAAAAGCCGTTGAGGAAATAAATGCTAACCCTGATTTATGGAATCAATATAATTTTAGAACATCAGCTTATGAAAATTCGCCGCACAGAAAGGTAAGCGACATTATCTTGCGATATCGCGACTATTCTGAATTTGATATTGAACATCCAGAAAAGTTTTCAGATAAGCACGTTTCTGTCTGGTGGGATGCTATCTATAAACTACCCGCTATCAGAAAGATAATTGATTCTGCCATGCTTGAATTGCCAGACAATGCAAAACTTGGTGGCGCATTAATAACAAAAGTGCCAGCAAGAAAACAGGTTTATATTCATTCGGACGCTGGTCACTGGCACTCTGATTACTACGACAAGAAAATACTAGTTTTACTGCAATCAAATCAAGATCAAAGTTTTAATTTTTATTCTAAAGTTGGTGAATCATTTGCATTAACAGAATCACATTTTGGGGAAGCTGGTGAAGTATTTGAATTTGATAACAGCTATTACCATTCTGTTATTAACGATTCAGACGAAGACAGAATTTCATTAATTTTTGCTGTAAGGACTTTAAAGTATGAATAGTGCTACTTTTAAAGCATTTGTAAATAATAAATGGGAAGATATGAGTGGTTATTTTGGAAGCTGGGCAAGTCAAAATAAAGGCATTCCAGTCATTAACAAAAATAATATTTTAGCAAATTTAGGCGAAGGAACCCCTGAAAATATTGGTAATGCGTTTTTATTAATAATAAAAGCCGCACATAAAGAAGGCATTTTACTTGGCGACCTATTTTTTTTGTCCAGCAATCTTAATCGAATTGATCCACTTGATGCTTATGTTGGGTTTAAAATAAAACCAAAAATTAAAGATGGAAATAACAATGAATAAACAATACCTATCATTATCTATTAGTCGCGCATTAGCAATCGAATACCCTATTGGTGATCCGTTTGGTGGACCTGCTTATGGTGAAAGAAACATGCCATTCATTGTTGGCCCTGCTATTGGCGCAGCGGCGACCTCCATTGGTGTAGCGGCGGCGGGTGCTACGCTGGCAACGGTAGGTGCGGCGGCATTGACAACCGTTACAGCTATCGGCGCAGTGGCTACGGTTGCTGGCTTAGCGATGTCCGTTATAGGGATGGCCACGGGTGATAAAAGCCTTATGAAAATTGGTATGTATGTTGGCTTAGCGGGCGGTGTCGCTGGTTTGGCGACATGGGGTGCGTCGGCGGGGTTATCGGCGGCATCTACTGAATTTGGTGCGGCAACGTCTGCGGCTAAGTCGGCACAGGCTTCAGCAGGGGCTGATTCCGCATTAGGCGGCATTACTAACGCTGGTGATGCTTTTACGGCAGGGAAATCAGTAGGTTCTACGCTTATTCCTAATGTCAGCACGGCGGGTAATTCATTAGCTTCTGCGACTAGTGCGGCACTAGATAACGGTACAAGCAATTTAGCATCAAAAGCAATTGATAGTAGTTCAACTAATTTAATATCAAAAGCACCGTCACTAGCATCAACTGAAACGTCATTAGGCGGTGGTTCTGGATTATTAGGTCAAGCACCATCAGCAACAAATACTATAGGTAGCCAAGTATCTAGCGCAATCACACCAACTATGAATGGTGCGGCAAAGGGTGCGGTTGATGCAGGAAATTACTTTAGTAAAGCTGACGCATTAACGGCTGCTGGTACGGCATTGAGCGGGTTATATAAGGGATTTGCGGATCAAAATTATAATAAAATAGTACAGCAACAAAACCAATTTAATCAAAATTCTACGCTTTATGGTATCAATAACCTTAGCCATCCAGCAGGCTGGAATCAAGCGGCGCAGCCATTGACGGCTGAGCAATTGCAAGCGGCTAGAATCAATAACGCACAGCAAGCCAATACAGTGGCTAAGGCATTGACCGCATGAACCCTATATTGCAAACAATTATTACCAATATTACCTCGCACGTTCAGCCTGAATATAAGCCTGAATTTGATAGAACTGTATTGGCAGGTAAGAAAATATTGTTTGACCCCAACTTCCATAAAAACATGGAGCTTGTTAAAAACCCAGAGTCCAGAAAAAACCCTGTAGACACTATTTCTACGGGCGTAACAGGCTTGCTGTGGCTTCTTTATTTGCACTCTAATAAAACACTCAAGCCAGAATCATTAATCATGGCAGGGGCTATATTTATGTGTGAAGTAATGGATTTTGCTGAACGGTCTTTAGGGATTCAAATCACCAATGAAATGGTATCCGAAACATGGAAACAAACCTGTAGCAAAATATTTTTAAAGCTAGGTATTACTCAAGACCAATTACATGATGCGGTCGAGAAAGGTGCAACCGAGATACAACAACATAATCAAGGTACACCAACTGCTCAAGATCAGACACAAGCACAGTCAGAACAACCAGCGCAACCGCAAGGCATGTTATCTGGCGTTAATTTTGGGGGCGGCCAATGAACTTAGGATTATTAGGCGGTATAGCAGGACTTGGTGAAGGGCTTGCAAAAGTAGGGGATAGATGGCATGAGAATGATATTCGCGCTGAGAATGCACGCATGGAGATGGAGAAAGAAAAGCGCATTGAAGAATCAAGGATTGCAGCAGAGGGAAGACAGCAAGACTATAAAATAGCTGATGAAAATAGAGGCATTCAAAACGCACAAACAATAGCTAAAAACAAACTTGATTTTGAAACCAATCCAGAGAACCTACAAAAAACAATTGATGCTAATAAATTAGCTAAGCAAGCTGAATTGGATTTTGAGGCTGACCCCAACAATATAGACAAGAAAATGGCATTTGAAAAAGCTAAGGCTAGTTTGCAGACGGACGAATCTATTAGGCTGCACAATGCTACAGACAGAACAGATTATACAGGTCGTAATCTGCAAAATGAATTGGCATCGTTAAATTTAGAGCAGGCCAAATCAATAGCGAAAATACCACCAGCCGTTAAGATGCAATATGACGCCTTTACTTCTGATATAAAAGATTTGCACAAAGAAAACGTCAATGCCGATCCATCAATTATTGAAAAAAATAACAAAACAATTGAGTATTTAAGCAAACAAAGATTAAATACTATTAAGCCTTATCTTGATAAAGAGGCCATTGCTGAATTAGATGAAGCGACTAAAGCAGAAAATGAAAGAGCGCCTATAGCTACAGGAATAATGCTTAATCAAGATTCTTCACCAAAAATAACCGAAGTAAAAAATACATCCAGTGGCGCACTTGAGAATATTAATCTTGGTGGGGATAAAATTATAGAAAAAGATATTGTTCCTAAGGATGTTAATGTTTCACAAGAGCAATGGGATAAAATAAGCTCAAAAGAAAAGCAGGCTCTTATTAATGAAGCTAGGAGAGCAAATATAAACTATGCCGTTAAAAATGAAATAAATAGATTGTCAAAGAGCGCTGAAACAAGAAGAAATATGAACTATTAATTTACAAAGCCGCTAAAAAGCGGATTATTTATTAATGCTTTTGTATAACTGTCAGCTTTGGCTTTGGCGCTTCTTTGTAAATACTTAATTGTTTCCACAGCAACGGCTCAAAGCGCAATGGAATTAATGTATTTGATAATCTAGCAACGCCATCTTCACCACGATAAGGCACTGCGTCAGCGTAATACCAGCCTGGTGAAATTTCATTCTTTATCTTGCCAACATTAAAAGCCGACCCCTCTCCATAATAAACCGCTACAGCCGTCATGCCTGTAACTTGTTTAGTTTCTGGACATTCAAGCATAGGTAAAAAAGCAATAGTTAGCTCACCTTCTACGGGAAAACTATCTTCTGTTCTTGTAAATTCTGTTATGTTCATTTTTATTTTCTCACTATTTATTTATCCAATGCCCTAAGGCATAAAGCAAGTCATCGTAACTGCGCAAAAGATCAAACCCTTTCTCTTTATTGTAAGCAATTGTTCCATCACTAAAAAACATGTCAGAGCAGCATGTTTTTGCTGTTTTATTGCGCATTTCTTGTACTTTTCGAATAATAGCGTTCATGATTTCATCTTGTTTACGAGCCTCTGCAATTTCTTTTTGCGCTTCTACTAACTGCGCTGATGACGAGTCACATTTCGGCTTGCAAACCTAGCTACTGCGATATTGTAGCATTTTATGATAAAATCAGGACAAAATTTTAAAGAGATAGACCATGTCGCAACAACTAAATAAATTAAGAGCGTTATTTCCAGAATATGCGGATGTTCCAAACGAGGAATTAATCCCTATCTTGCACAAAGAATACACACCTAATGTACCTATTCAAAAAATATACGACAATCTTGGTGTAAAAAACCCCAAAGCTGACGGCGAATTTATACGCGGACTTAAAGAGCAAGTCCCCGCTATTAAACAAGCTGGCTATGGTGCGCTTAGCGGTATTGGTGCTTTAGGAGAAACGGCATTTGGTCAGGGCGGTATTGCTACAGGGATTCGTAAAGCGGGGGAAGCTGGATATATTGAAAAGCAAAAAGAATTACAGGAAACTGCTAGGCCGTCTGATAACTGGGATTATGCTAAACAGAAAGGAATTGAGGGCGATTGGTCACACATGGGCGATTTTTTAGCCCACTCACTAGGTGCTGGCGTTGGTCAATTAGGCATTGCCTCTGTTACAGGTGGCGCAGGCGGGTTATTGGGGAAAGCAGTAGCAAAATCCGCATTTACCAATATGATGGAGCGCGCAACGGTAGCGCAAACTGAAAAGTTATTAGCAGAAAACGCTACAAAATTAGGCACAGAAAAATTAACAGAAGAAGAGGCGGCTCGATTAGCGAGTGATATTGTCGCCAATAAGGTTGAAAAATACGCAGGAATTGCCGCTATTGGCGCATTAGCTACAGGTCAAGAGTCGGGGGAAATTGGCGGCGAGGTAACTAGCGAACATTCAGGCGAGGTTATTACGCCTAAGCAACATGGCTTAGCTCTTGGCATGGGTGCGGTAGCAGGTAGCCTTGAAGGGCTTGGTGAAGTGCTTGGTATTAAAGCTATTACAGGCGGTTTACCAGTCGGCAAAGTATTAAGTAAAATGACGGGTATAACAGGACGTGTTGCAAGGGGTGGTGTTGGTGCATTGGAAGCTGCACCACTAGAATACGGTGAGGAATATCTACAAACATTAGCTGAACTAAAAGGCGAAGGCAAAGATCCATTTACACCTGAAGCATTAAATCAAGCCAATAACGCAGGTATGCAAGGCGGTATGGCTGGTTTTGGGATAGGTGGAACTGGCGGATTATTGTCTAAAGCAAAGAATGTTGATGAAGCCATTGCGGGAGCTAATGCAGATTTAAATTCACCTGCCGATATTCCAATTATTCCGCCAACCATAACATCAAACAAACCCACAGAAAGACGGACAGAGAACACAGGGGCTTTAGCT